CCAGCCGCTACGTTTACGCTAACTGGTAATGAAGTAATTTTTGGTTTTGATATTGATGCAGAAACAGGAACATTTGCGTTAACTGGACAAAGTGCTGCATTGCGGCATGGAAGAACCATATCAATACCAGATGCACAAGCATATACTTATCAAGGATACGAAGTAAAATTTAGAGGTTGGTTTAGTCCGTTTGTTCCACCAGCAATATGGACGGATGCGGCTTAAACTGGTATGCTAAGTAAAATAGGAGATTAAAATGGCTATATCGATTACTAAGCCTGTCGTGGGCGGTGACGAAAACACATGGGGAACAAAATTAAATACAGCCCTTGATGTTATTGTAGACGCTTCTAATGGAACAAGCGGCACTATTGCCCCAGATTTAAGCACACTTACCATTAACAGCACTAACGTTACAGCTACGGCAGCAGAATTAAATGTTGTTGATGGCGATACCGCTGCAACAGCTACTACTGTTGTAGGTGCGGATCGTGTTGTTTTTAATGACAACGGCACTATGAAACAAGTAAGTCTTGCTGACATAAATACATATATTCAAAGCCAAGCTGCGGCTGGTGGTAATGGTCAAATCACGATTAGTGCTGGAAATGCCATAACTGGGGGTGGTACTTTTACAGTAAATCAGGCAGGCAATAGTACCGTCACTTTAGACCATCAAGATACTTCAAGCCAAAGCAGTGTAAACAATAGTGGACAAACGTTTATTCAGGATATAACGCTCGACACATATGGACACGTTACTGGTATTAACTCAGCAACAGCCTCAAGTGGCGTAACTTTTCTTGCGAGTGGAACGCAATCAGCAAGTTCATCTGGCGGTGGTAATTTTACTATAAGCACTGGTGTAGCTAATAAAAGTTTCTTAATTAGGCCAACTTTTTATAGCAGTAACTTGTCAGGAGCAGGGCCATTTTTTGGAACTACGGACGGTAGCGGCAACATCTCGGCACAAGTTTCGGCTGTTGGTAATAACCAAAGTTTTACTGTGTCATATGTAGTATTTTAAAAAGGTAGAAAATAATGCAACACGATTTTAACAGCAAACATAAGTATATGACGCTTAATTCTGAAAATATTGTCGTACAAACCGTTTTTTCAAATTCAAATGAATTTATTGTTTCAAAAGCAATGGTTGCTATGCCAGAAAATATTAAGGAAGACCCCATCGGAAAAGTTTACGATGCAAAAACAAAAACTTTTTCAGAAGCCCCTCTGACTGTTGATGATATAAAACAAAAAAGAGATGAAATACTTACTTCACAAGTTGATCCAATAGTAAGTAATCCTTTGCGTTGGGAAGATTTGGGTGAAGAAAAGCAAAATGAGTGGCGCACATATCGTAAAGCATTATTGGATATAACAAGCCAAAAAGGATGCCCAACAAACGTTATATGGCCGACAAAGCCATCTTAGGAGTAGACAATGCCATTAGTGCCTTTAAAATTACAAGCAGGGTTTTACCGCAACGGCACAGAATTTGACGCTAGTAATAGATGGCGTGATGGAAGCCTTGTTAGATGGCGAGATGGTTCACTGCGTCCGATTGGCGGATGGCAAGCGTTTAAATCTGGTTTTTGCACAAATCCAGTGAGAGGATCACACGCTTGGGAAAGTAACGCAGGAACTGCTTACTTTGCTGGCGGCAGCTATAATGAACTTATAGCCATGACAGGCGCAGGGGTAACTTATGATATAACGCCAACGGTTCTATCGGCTGGTCGTGAGGATGCTGCACTAAATTTAGGTGCTGGTGGTGGTTTTTACGGCATTGGGTATTACGGCACTCCAAGACCATCAACAGGAACTTATTCTGAGGCAACATCATGGTCGCTTGATAACTTTGGTGAATATTTGCTTGGGGTTCATTTTGATACAGGAACTTTAGTAGAGTGGCAACTTGGATCGTCAGCCGTTGCAGTTCCAGTAGCAAATGCGCCAACTAATAATCTTGGATTAGTCGTGACCGAAGAGCGATTTGTTTTTCTTTTAGGTGCTGGTGGAAACCCACGCAGAGTGGCTTTCTCAGATAAAGAAAATAATACAATCTGGACACCAGCGGCAACAAATGAAGCTGGAGACATTGACCTTCAGACAAGCGGTCAAATTATGCAGGGCATAAAAACAAGAGGTCAGACGCTAATAATAACCGACACTGACGCATTCTCAGCAAAATACATTGGCCCACCATACGTTTATGGTTTTGATCGTGTTGGTACTTCGTGCGGTGCAGTTTCTAGAATGAGTGCAGTAGATACAGATGTCGGTGCTTTTTGGATGGGTCAAAATGGCTTTTTTACTTTTGATGGTAACAGGGTCAGAGAGCTTCCTTGTGAGGTTCATGATTATGTTTTTGATGATTTGAATGTAAACCAACAATCTAAAATATGGGGATTTAGTAATGTTGAGTTTAGCGAAATCTGGTGGTTTTACCCATCTGGTAGTAGCTTGGAGATAGACAGATATGTTGCTTATGACATACTTGAAAACCATTGGCTGATAGGTAATCTATCACGAACATCTGGCGTACCAAGGGGAGTTTTTAGAACGCCGATTATGACAGGTGAGTATGCAGCAGAAACAGTAACTTACAATGTGACAGTAGTTTCGGATGGCGGCAATAAATATGCTATTTCAAGTTATTCTGGCTCTGCACCAACAATAACTCTTACAAAAGGTAACACATACAAGTTTGATCAATCAGACGCTTCAAACGCCACGCACCCACTTCAGTTTTCTACAACTTCAGATGGTACGCATGGTGGTGGTTCAGCATATACCACAGGGGTCACAGTAGTCGGAACCGCTGGGCAAACTGGTGCATATGTTCAAATAGTTGTAGCAGATAATGCGCCCGATACGCTATATTATTACTGCACACAACACTCAGGCATGGGCGGTACTGCAAATATCAATGGACAAGTAGTTGTTTTTAACCATGAGCAAGGTTTGAACTACGATAGCGGTTCTGTTTTTTGTGAAACTGGTCCAGTGTCAATCGGCAATGGTGATAATGTTATGTACGTTACGTCAGTTATACCTGATGAAAAAACTCAAGGTGATGTAAATATGACTTTTAAAACAAGGCTTCATCCTAACGGTTCAGAATCAACATTTGGTCCATTTGTTCCTTCAAATCCTACAGACGCTAGATTTAGTGGAAGACAAGTAAGAATGAAGGTAGAGGGAGTTAAGGCTGCAAAATGGCGTGTGGGAACTATGCGTTTAGAAACAAGGGTTGGAGGTACTAGATAATGCCAGTTACTCCACCAGTTATAGGTGCAGACATTAGGCAGTGGGGGCGTGAGCTTAATTTATTTCTCAGTAGAAATTTAGGTAAACTATTTTTTAAACAATCTGGTGATGTTCCATCTGAAAATGGTATTTTTCTATGGGATGAACAAAGAAATTATCCTGTAGTTTCTGCACAAAATGTATTTAAACAAGTAGCTATGAAGCAAACCACACCTAGTTCTAGTGTTGGTGCATCTGGCGATGGAGCAGGCATGATAGCTTGGGATACTAACTATATTTATATTTGTACTGCTGCATATGATGGATCAACAGCAATTTGGAAGAGGGTAGCACTGTCTACATATTAAATGCCTAAAGATACACAAGTAAATGAATTAGAAAGATGCCGCCCTTGGATAGAGGCGGCTTTGGAGTATTCTGGCGGTACTCATAGCTTTGAAGATGTGGCAAAAGGTATTGTTGAAGGTAATATGCAGCTTTGGCCTAGCCCAAGGGGGTGCATTGTTACTGAAATTGTGGTATATCCTAGAAAAAAGGTATTGAACGTGTTTTTAGGCGGTGGAGAACTAGATCAGTTGTTAGATATGCACAATGATGTTACAGCTTGGGCTAAGAGCTATGGATGTAAGGCATTGACGATCACAGGTCGTTTTGGATGGAAGAAACCTTTGAAGGCGCATGGTTGGGAACCATTGCACGCTTCATTTCAGAAGGAGATATAAGATGAGTGGCGGTAAAGGCGGCAGCAAAACTGTTGAGACAACTGTACCAAAATATATAGAAGACGCAGCCAAATCTAATTTAGCGCTTGCTGATAAAATATCTAATATAGGGTACACCCCTTATTATGGTCCAGATGTAGCTGCTTTTAGCCCTATGCAAGAGGCTGCATTTCAAAATACGCAAGATGCCGCTTCAGCATTTGGTATGAATACAGGGGCAGGAAGTTATGTACCAGAAGCAACAGAGTTTGCTGGTGGTGTTAAGGGGCTATCATCCGCTCCTTTATTTGAGCAGTCTGTTGAAAACCTAGCTAAGTTTAGGCCAGCGCAAAGTCAGTATATAGATACATTTTTTATGGACCCTCAAACGGGTGAAGCAGGAAGTAATGCCGCCCCTATGGGCAATGCAGAAAGTTTTACTCCTACTGAATATACAAACTCATCACCGTTAGGGGTTCAACCTGTATCAAAAGATGCAATGACGAGAGGTAAATAAGATGGCAGGTGCATTAAATCCAAATATGGTTCAACCAGCAGGCGTGCCAAATAACCCTTATCAGCAAGCTTCGCAAGCTCAAGCTGGTTCTTTAGGTGCTATGATGCCAGCTATGGGTAGAGTTGGGGCTGGCATGACTGAAACGGCTGCTTCTGGAATGGCTAATTACCAAAATCCATATGAAGATCAGGTTGTCCAAGCATCTATGAGAGACATTGGAAATCAAGGTTTAAAGATGCAAAACACTTTAGGCGCACAAGCAACGGCGGCTGGTTCGTTTGGTGGTTCAAGACATGGTGTTGCAGAGGCAGAATTAGCAAAAAGCACACAGCAACAAATGCTAGATCAGGCGGCTAAGTTGAGGCAGCAAGGTTTTAATACTGCGTTAGGTGCATCTCAAGCTGACTTAAATAGGCAGTTAGGCGCAGCAAACCAATTAAGCGGTATGGCTGGTCAATTGTCTGGGCTTGGTCAAACATCATTCAATATGGGTAATAATATATCAGATAGGCAAATGGCGCAGGGTGGTATGCAGCAGGCATTGATGCAACAATTAATTAATGCTGCTAAAGGTCAGTATGGTGATTATGCTGATGCGCCAATGAATAAGCTTCAGTTACCACTTGCTGCGTTAGGCGTTGCTCCAAAACCTGAAAGTAATACCACGACTAAGGAGTTGGGGATTTATGATTACTTAACGGCTGGGGCAAGTGCATTGTATGGTATGCCAAGATTTTGAGGTGATATAAATGGATTCTAGTTTTGATTGGAGAGATGCCGCAGGAATGGTTGCTAGGTTTAGCAATCAGTTAAGACTTGAACCAGATGACGGTTTGGAATCTGCTATGCAGACTATAGAGCAGCAGAGAACAGCAAGAAGAGCGCGAAATCTAACTGTTGAGTATTTAAAAGGTTTAAATACGCCTATGGGTGATAAGCTTGCTGCTATGGTTTCTACAGGTCAATTAAAAGGTTCTGATGCTTATAAGTATATGTTTGATATGGAGCAGGAAGAGAGAGCGCAGCAAAGAGCAATGCAGTTAGCTACTTTTCAAAACAAGCTTGCTATGAAAAGAGATGCAGCTAAACCTGTTAAACCTACTAACGCGCAAGTTCTTCATAATATGGCTATAGCAGCAGGTCATCCTGAAGGCTCAGATATGTACAATCAAATAGTCTTTAAATTGCCAGCAGAAAAACAATTATCACCAGAAATACAAATGAGAATGGATTTAGCAAAACAAAGAAATTTAGAGGCAGGTTCACCTGAATTTATGAATTTTGTTTTTGGTGATGAAATTCCTCTATTTATGCCTTCTGGTATGGAAGTTGACCTTTATAGTAAATTTGATGACCAAACGAAGCAAGCAATTACGGCGTCTGCTGCGTCTGGTGTTCTTTTTCCTAAAGATGGAACCCAAGCTGATCAACAGTCTTATCTTGAGTCTGTAATGAAAGTTCGTGATGAGATTTCTAAAGAAGGCACTATTCTTAAACCTTCTGATGCTCTTTACCAAGAATATGTCAAAAATGCTTTTGGTAAAGAGTTTGATATGAATCAAGGTATAGGCGGTGTTATTATTAAGAAAAAAGATAATACTGTTGAATTTGTTCCGTTTAGCGGTGGTGGTGTTGAAGTTGATGTTAAGGTTAATACTGGAAGTGATGGTTTTCAGCTAACTGAAGCCGAAGAAAAGCAAATAGAAGAAATGGCTAAAGATGAGATGGTTCCAGAATATCTTGACCCTAATGATCCTAGCAAGGGGTACAAGAGAGATGATAAAAACCAAATAGTGTATAGACCAGCATCAGGCTCTAAATTAGAATATGATCGCAATAAAGCAGAGTTAGATGAAATAAAACGTAACTTTTCAGATAAAATAACAGATGAAATGAAGGTTGATAATATAACATTTTCTGCCAATAGAATTTTAGATATTGTTGTTGGTAAACCCGATAAGAAGACAGGATTAAGACCTTCTGGAAAAGATGCTAAATACAATAAATCAACAGTTGCAAGACTGTTAACGCTTGACCCACCTGAAGCTGGCGTCAGGGGTCAGGCTTTTGGCAACTTAGGAATATTCTCATCTGACGAAAGTAGAACTGTTAAAAACTTCATTGAAAATATAGTAGCAAATATTGGTTTTGATAGATTGCAGCTAATGCGAGAGGCGTCTGCTTCTGGCGCAGGGCTTGGACAAGTTAGTAATTTAGAATTAGGTCAATTAAATAACTCTATGAGAGCTTTGCAGCAAGATTTATTACCAAAAGATTTAGCTTTTAACGTGCAGAAAGTAGTTGAAATTTATAGTAAAATTTTAAATGACCCAATAGCTAGAGCGGTAAAAGAAGCAACCACAAAAGAAGAAGCTCTTAGGTTAATTCAGGTTTATCAAGATGTACAAGCTGGATTTACTGAAGGCAAAGATATTTTTAGCGGTGGCGATGGTAGTTACACCATTAAATTAAAGGACTAGTTGATGCCTATTTTTGAAATAACTGCTCCAGACGGTAAGGTTTATGAGGTAGAGGGTAAGAGTATAGAGGGCGCTAAAAATGCCTTTCGTCAAATGATAGCTCAAAACGAAAAAGCAGATAAAATTACCCAAGACTTTATTAATCAAGACGTAAAGCTTAACGAGCAAGGTCTTGCTGAAGGGTTTTTTACTGACCCTACTAAGCAGTATACAGACCCGACAACAGGCGAAACTGTATTAGGTGTTACGTCTAGAGCTAGGTTAAAAGAAGAAATAGGTGATCAAAACACACTTATGGGTAATCTAAGAAGTTTTTTTACTGGCGCTGGTAATATGGCTTCTGGATCAAGTCAAGATGAGCTTTTAGGTAAACTTTCTGGTCAATTTGGTTCTAGCGGAACTGAAGCAGAAAGGCAGAAGTTTGGAACAGAGCTTGCTAGGGCAAATCTAGAAGTTGCTAGGGAGCAAAACCCTGTTGCTACGGCTGCTGGCGAAATAGTAGGCGGTTTAACTATGCCTTTTGGTAAAGCAAAAACTACTCTTGGCGCTATGGGTAAGGGCGCTGCGTATGGCTCTGCTTATGGCGCTGCTTATGGGTTTGGTTCTGGTGAAGAGGATTTTGCTGATAGATATAGTAGAGCGATGCAGGGCGGCACTGTAGGCGGTTTATTTACTGCTGCTAGTGTGCCTGTCTTTAATCTTGTTAGAAGTGGTGGTAATAAAACTTATAATTTTTTAGTTGGTAAAAACCAAGAAGCTCCTACCTTAAAAAGTCTTAAACAGTTAAAAGATAAAGCTTATGAACTAGTTGATAAATCAGGAATAAAGATACCCCAAGAATCAATCGACAATATGTTTCTTATAGTTAACAGGATAAGAGAAACTCCATCTTTTGTTTCAGGAAGTAAAACTAAAAATCAAAGAGAATTAGAATATTCTTTAGATGTTATAAACAACTTAACCAAACTAAAAAAAGACGGAACTCCAGAGTTTAATGGCACTCTTGCAGGCATGGAGGAAGTAAGAAAAAATCTTATTGCTTCACACGCTAGAGCAAACTTTGATCCAAGAATAGGATCAATAATAGATGAGTTTGATAAAGTTGTAGAAAACTTTGATGGTGGTGAGTTGGTTTCTGCTGCAAGAGATGCTTTTAAAACATTTAAAAAAGTAGAAATATTTGATCGAGAAATGACTAGAGCCGCCGATAAAACAAGCGTATCGGGTACTGGGGGAAACACTGATAACCAATATAGGCAAGCTGCGTTAAGAATTATTAATGGAAAAGATGCTAAATTTTTTGGTGAAAAAGAAATAGAAGTGCTTAGAAAAGCAGCTAGAGGTGACGTAGGTACAGATATATTAAGATTAGTAGGAAGACTTAGCCCAAGCGGAAACGGCCTTATGACTTTCTTAAATCTTGCTGCTATAACAACTGACCCAGTATTTATGAGTGCTTCGCTTGGCGGTATTGTAGGCAAAGCAAGCGCAGATAGGGCTAGGTTGCAAGCTATGGATGATATACGGCAATATTTAGCTACAGGTGGGATGCCGATGAGAGATAAGGTTTCGCCTTTCTTTGTTGGCGGTCAGGCTGGAACATATCAAGAGGGGCAATAGATGGAACTAAAAGCTAAAACAGAACGCGAAATAGAAACTATTGTTCAAAACGCTATAGATGATGCTGTAGATTTTGTTGAAAGCGAAATATCTGAAGACAGAATAACTGCACAACGCTACTACGATGGTGAAGTAGATATAGGTTATGAGGATGGTCGAAGCAAAGTAGTTGCAACTAAGGTTCGGGATGTTGTGCGTGCGATTAAACCCAGCCTAATGCGTGTGTTTTTAAGCACTGCAAGGCCAGTTGAGTTTATGCCGCATGGCCCTGAAGATGTGGCAATGGCAGAGCAGGCCACTGATTATATTCATTACGAGTTTCAGCGTAGCAATGGTTATAGGGTGTTGAACGATGCGTTTCACGATGCGCTAATCAAAAAGCAGGGTATAGTCAAAGCTTATTGGGAAGAAATGCCAGAAGCAGAGATTTATACTTATACAAACTTATCTGATGATGAGTATACGTTTTTAGTACAAGATGATGATGTTAGTGTCTTAGAACACACTGTCGAGCAGGAAATGAGTATAGATGAGCAAGGCGCTGAAGTAAAAACGCCTGTTCATTCTGCAAAGGTTTCTAGAAAGGCATATGCTGGTTGCTTAAAAATAGAAAGCGTACCACCAGAAGAATTTTTTGTAGATAGAAACTGTAGAACATTAGAAGACGCTCATGTTGTTGTTCATAGATCAGAAATGAGAGCTAGTGATCTTATTTCTATGGGCTTTGATCCAGAAATAGTTTTTGACCTAGATAGCTTTGACTCAGGCACAGAGATGGTTGAGGCAGAGCGATATGAGCGTCAAGGTTATGAAGATGACTTTAATGAAACAAGCTCTGATCCATCTATGAAGCAAGTCACTGTGACTGAAGCTTACATGAGAATGGACATAGACGGAACAGGGGTTGCTGTGTTGCATAGATTTCTATGCGGTGGAACCAAGTACAAATTGCTAGATTATGAGTTAGCAGACGAATTACCTTTTGCAAAATTTGAAGTAGACCCTGAACCCCACACATTCTATGGCAGAAGTATAGCAGATTTAGTTATAGATGATCAGGACGCAGCAACCTCTATTTTAAGAGGTATACTAGATAACGTAGCTATGACTAATAATCCTAGAGTTGGTATAGTTGATGGCGCAGTAAATATAGATGATGTCTTGAATAATGAGATAGGCGCTATTGTTCGTATGCGTCAGGCTGGCGCAGTACAGGATTTAGCTGTGCCGTTTACAGCAGGTCAGACGCTAGGCGCACTAACTTATCTAGATCAGCTTGTAGAGGGCAAGACAGGCGTTACTAAGGCCTCTATGGGGTTAGACCCTGATGCTATGCAGTCAACAACAAAAGCGGCTGTACAGGCTACTGTGCAAGCTGCTGCTGGGCAAGTGGAAGTAATGGTGAGAAACCTAGCTGACGGTGCGAGAGACTTGTTTGGCTTAATGTTAAGATTGCTGCAAAAGAATATGGAAGACGGAGCTATGATGCGTATGAACGGACGCTTTCAGCCTGTTGATCCTAAAGCTTTTGACATAGATATGGATGTTAGCATTAATGTAGGTCTAGGTACTGGTAGAGAAGAAGAAAAAACAAACTCTTTAGCAATGGCTTTGCAGCAGCAAACTATGATTTATCAGACATATGGTCCTATGAATGGCTTAGTATCGCTTACAAACATCCGCAATACTCTTGCAGATATGTTAGCCTCTAGCGGTATTAGAAACGCAGATAGATATTTTGCGCCAATTACACCAGAGATAGAGATGCAATTGCTGCAAATGCAACAGCAACAGCAAGCAGCAATGGCGCAACAAAGCCAGCCACAAGACCCTGCTGCTGTTATGGCGCAAGCAGAGCAAATGAAAGCACAAACTAGAGCGCAAGTTGACTTACAAAAAGCGCAAATGGATGATGCTAGAAAACGTGAAGAAATGGCTATGCAGGATGATTTTAAACGGGATCAAATGGCACAGAACTTATATGTTGATGCAGCTAAAACATTAGGTCAATACGGGTCAACTGTAGATGTAGCTAGAATAAAAGCAGAGCAAGAAAGAGAGCGGCAAATAAATGATATGACCGCTAGAGCAGCAGGCTTATGACAACAGAAATAAGAATACAGGCAGAAGATGCCAAAAGGTTAAAAAACGATACTGCTTTTACGCAGTTTGTTGAGGATGTCCGTAATGAGCAAATCAGGCTTTTTACGACTAGCGATGCTCAAGACGTTGAGCAACGTGAAGAGGCGCACGCTATTTTGCGTGCATTAAACAAGATCGAAGTGCAACTTGACGCTGCAATAGCAGCAGAGACACTTTTAGATCGTAAACAATAGGAGCAGCACCGTGGAAGCGACTGACAATATAGAAAGCGCCATTGATAAAATCATAGCGCCAGCGCAAGAAGAAACAGGCGAAACTAATCAAGTTGAGGAAGAAACAACTGTAAGTCCAGAGGCCGATGAGGTTGAGTTGGAAGCAGTTGAGGAAACTGAAGAACTTGATGAATTAGAGGTATCTGAAGAAGACATTGAGGATGCCGAAATTGAAGCAGATGACATTGAAGAAGAAACTGTTGAGCCAGAGTATTACACCGTCAAATCTGACGGCAAGGAAGAAAAGGTAACGCTAGAGCAGTTAAAGCAAGATTTTTCAGGTCAAAGAGCAATACAAAATAGATTTCAAGAATTAGCTCAAATGCGCAAGCAACTTGAGCAAAAATTCAGCGAAGTCTCGCAACGTGAGCAAACGGTAAATCAGCTTTACAATCAATCGCAGCAGCAAGGCTTTATGTCACCACCTCAGTTACCAGATGCAAATCTGGCAGAGAGTGACCCCATAGCTTATATGGAGCAAAGGGCAAAGTACGATGCTGATATGCAGAGTTACCAGCAGCAACAGATGCAAATGCAGCAATTGCAATATCAACAACAGCAGCAAGCTGATGAACAGCACCAAGCTTTTGTTAGAGAGCAAGGCGAAATAATCAGAAGCAAAATTCCTGAACTGGCTGATCCAGCAAAGAGTCAAACTCACTGGCAGTCACTAATGAATAGCGCTAAAGAGTACGGCTTCAGCGATGATGAAATCGCAGCTACAGCCGATGCTAGATACATACAGATGGCAAATGACGCCATGAAGTATCGTAGAATTGTTGCAAATCGCAAAAAGGCAGAAGCCAAAGGCAAGAAAGCCAAACCTGTTGTAAAGGCTGGTGCTAAGAAAGTAGCTGACCCTCAAGGCGCACAAATGCGTAAGCAACAACAAAGGTTGCAAAAAAGCGGTCGAATTGAAGATGCAATCGACTTGATCATGAGAACTTAGCATTAACTTAATGCTTTAAGCCGTTGAAAGGAAAAGAAAAATGGCACAACCTACAAATACATTCGACAGCTATGATGCTGTTGGGATAAGGGAAGACCTTTCGGATATTATCACAAACGTCAGCCCTGAGGAAACTCCATTTCATACAAAGTGTCGCAAGACTACTGCAAAAAACACTTTGGTAGAATGGCAGACAGATGCGTTACGCAGTTCTGCGAGTAATGCGCACATCGAAGGAGATGAGACTACTGCTAATGCAATGACTGCAACAAGCCGTCTGAACAACAGAACACAGATTTTCAAAAATGCTGTGACTGTTCCAGATACGGATGAGGGTCTTGATAAAGCAGGCCGTCAACGTGAGATGGCTTATCAGGTGCTAAAAATTGCTAAAGAGCAAAAATTAGACATCGAAAAAGCACTGTTTGACAACAATGCAAAGGTCGCAGGCTCGGCTTCGGCTGCGCGTGAGTTGGCTGGTGCGCCTTCTTGGATGATTACAAACGTAGACTTCCAATCAGGTAACTCTGGTGCAAACCCAACTGGTGACGGTAGTGACGCTCGAACAGACGATGGTA